GTTCGTGTTGAAGGAAATACCGCTCAATTTGAAAAAGAACTACAAAAACTTTTCCTTGACAGATTAGATAAAAGAATATAATATATGTACATAATGGGCGGTTAGCTTAGCGACAAAAGCTGGTTCCTCATAAGAATCTGATCGGGGGTTTGAGTCCCTCACTGCCCACCATTTTTTGAAAGGCAACACATGACAGCATATATTGAATTTAATACCGAAGTTCAACCAAGCATTGATATGTTGCGTGATATACTGTGCGGAAATGTATGCGAAGTAACATTCACCAAAGTAAATGGCGACTTGCGCACTATGCCTTGCACCCTTAACCCTGAACTGTTGCCGCCTGTGGTCGTAGTAGAAGGTGAAGAAAAGAAGGAGCGCAAAACGAGTGATACTTCACTTGCAGTGTTCGTTACTGATATTGGCGAATGGCGTTCTTTTAGACTTGACAGCATACATAGTATAAGTGTAAAGTAAAAAAATTGGTAGGCGCAAGTAAAATGTATAAATACTTGTATGAAAATACATGGTTTTATATATGAATGGACGGACACCAGAACTGGATTGAAATATATCGGAAGACACGAAGGAAATGCTGATGATGGTTATACTGGAAGCGGCACTAAATTTTTAAAAAATTACAAAGAAAGACCACACGATTTTACAAGAATTATTTTGTGGGAAGGTGATTTAGATTTAGCATCTGGATTTAAGGAAATTGAAGATAAGTTTCTAAACAAAATACCAAATGATGAATTATTTTATGGTAAAAATAAAAAGTATTACAATATTGTTAGAAACTCTCGTGGATACACATCTGAAAATAATCCAATGAAAAATCCAGAAATAGTTGCACAAATGATGGAAACATCTATAAAAAATGGCACAAGAAAAAATCCATGGCAACTTACTGTTGAAAAATACGGATTAGAAGAAGCATTAAACATGGCCAGAAAGAATATTAATCCTTCAATTGGTGGAAAAGCCCAAACAGGAATACCAAAATCTCCAGAACATCGTCGGAGAATATCGGAAGCAATAAAAGAAAAATATAAAAATGGAAGTTATTCTAAACCACCAGGAAGAAAAAAGATTGACAAATAAATTAAATGTAGTAATATAAAACTATGCCCTAGTATTCCAACAGGTCGAGAAAAGCGACTTAAAATCGCTACAGTGTCGGTTCGAATCCGACCGAGGGCACCAAACACAAAAAGTAATCATGACCGAAATTTATCATATTGATATTACAATGCCCGCTGCTCACGCCGCTTATGCCAAGTCATTTTGGATTGACAAGATGTATACATGGTGTGAAGAAAACAGTATTAAGTTTACGTGTAATCAATGGCCACGTGCTAACGAAGAGCATGGTTGGACAAGTCAATGGTCATTCAAGAATAGCGAAGATGCTGTTCTATTTGCACTACGTTGGAAAGATAATGATTGGGGCATGGCCCACTTTCCAGTTTAATCTGTGATATGGCCTAGATTAGTTGGAATACTTGGATCATCTTCGCCAGTATGCAATACACGATTGGTAAGCAATTCAACCCACATTTTGTTATCCTTGGCACCGTTAAGTTTCCAGAAGTTAAACTTAATATTGCTTTGAATAGGACGCACAAACATTGTTAGGTCTTTTGGCACTAGCATAAGTTGTGCAGTAGTGCGCATCATCTTCTTTTCATCTGCAAGACGCATTGCATTGAGTTGCCAATTATCAACATACTTCTTAGTCAACCAATCAATTAACTGCGCTGGCGTTTCGGCATTATCTGCAACATGTTGCGCAATTAACAAACGACTGCGACTTGAAATAGCACTCATGCTTTCGCTATCATCTGCACCATATTGATAGCCTGCCCACTTTAACCATACACCATGATTAGTTCTGGCAACAGTTTGGTCACGTTCTATCTTTTCAATCTTGTATTTGTAATCTTTGTCTTCATAGCCGCCTGGTGCCCAGGCACCTTCTAGTAGATAACAATCTTCGCGATTAAAAATAAGTGTGCAACCAGGCAATTTTTGTTTAATAAGACTCATGCATACTGCTTTAATATCAGTAAGTTTAAGTGCTTTCTTAATTTTAACACCATCTTTACTTGGTGTCTTAGTGCGAACAGTGATTTCTTTTTCATCATCTAACACCATAAGTGATGCAGATAAAACACATATGCCACTATCATTCATGCCTTCACAATACTGAGTGATATCGTCCCAAAAATAAAGAGTTTCTGTATTTTTATTTTGTTTTTTACGGAATGAAAGGTCAGGTACATAATTGCGGTCACGATTTTTAACCCCAACCCAACCAGTTCCACTAAAATATTTGGCGATTACTACACACATATAGTTATTTAGGTGTCATATTGGGAATGGTAAATAGTGGTATAACCCAAAAGGAAAATTTAAAATGGCAAGCATTGACCAACTCAAAGAAATCTTTCATGGTGCAAAAGAAGAAAATCTAGATAAATTTTGTGATGCTCTTAATGAAGCAATGCATGAATTTGAAATCAATACCACTGCTCGCGAGGCAATGTTCCTAGCACAGTGTGGTCACGAAAGTGGCATGTTTAGTGCCGTAAGTGAAAACCTTAACTACAAGGCAGAAACACTCGTAAAAGTATTTCCAAAGTACTTTCACGATGTTGATCCAAACGACTTTGCAAAGCAACCAGAGAAGATTGCTAACCGTGTATATGCTAATCGCATGGGCAATAGCGATGAAGCAAGCGGTGATGGATATCGTTTCCGCGGTCGTGGTTTAATTCAACTTACTGGCAAAAGCAACTATACTCGTTGCGGCGAAGCATTAGGCAAAGACCTAGTAAATGACAGTGATTATCTATCAACACCAGAAGGTGCTGCTCGTTCGGCTGCTTGGTTCTTCCAAGAAAATGGTTGCAATGAAGCTGCTGATACTGGCGATTGTATAAAGGCTACTAAGATTATTAATGGTGGCACAATTGGTCTTGAAGAACGTGAAGCACTGTATAAGAAGGCTACCGAAGTATTAGGCAATTAATCCTTTGAGAGAATTTCCAATTAACACAGCAACTGCATGTTTACTTAAGTGGTCATGGAGCACCATTATGCTCAGTCGTTCAAAAACAAGCAGTTGTCATCGAGTTGACCAAGTACCGTTGACACTTGAAAATTTTAAAGATTTTCATAATTTGCCAAAGAAAATTGAAGATCGTAATAAAATGTTGCGTGGTGAAAGACCAATAGGTGGATGTGAGTATTGTTTTAAAATTGAAGATGCTGGCGGATTTAGTGATCGTCAGCATCATTTAAATTTTAAAGATATAACACCAAGTGAGTTAAATATAAACCCAACTGCTACCCATGTAATACCACGTATTCTTGAAGTTTATTTTAACAACACATGTAACCTTAGTTGCCTTTATTGTGGACCACACTTTAGCACAAAATGGGAAAGTGAATATAAAAAATACGGAGCATTTGATAATAGTAATACTCTAAATCGTGATCACGAATGGAAAAACAATAGTGAATACGATCAAATGGTTGTACTGTTTTGGGAATGGATGCGAGAAAATAGTCATGAATTGCGTAAGTTTCACATACTCGGCGGTGAACCATTTTTTCAACCAGAATTTATAAATTGTTTAGATCACTTTGAGGAATACCCAAATCCTGAATGTGAATTTGTAATTATTACTAATTTAATGGTCGATGATAAACGCATGGATTATTATATTGAGCGATTTAAACGATTGATTTCAAAACGTAAACTTAAAGGGTTGCAAATTACTGCAAGTTTAGACTGTTGGGGTCCGCATGCAGAATATATTCGCACTGGGTTAGATTTGGCACAATGGCAGCGAAACTTTGAAAAGCTATTGCAATTTAAATGGATAAGATTACAAATCAATCATGCAGTTTGCGGATTGAGTATAAAGTATATGCCAGAATTACTTGAAAAAGTTACAGAATGGAATAAAATTAGAAAAATTTTTCTGTGTTTCATGTCGGTAACTGATCCAACATTTATGCGATGTGATATATTTGGTCGTGGATTCTTTGATGAAGATTTTGATAAAATTTTAAAATTAATGCCAAACCAAGATTGGTTTGATGCCTCTATGTTAGATTATCTAACAGGCATTTTCAAACAAATATCTGCATCAGACATAAATCTAGAAAGTGTTGCTAATTTAAAACGTTATTTGCAAGAACTTGACCGCAGACGAAATACAGATTATCGCCTACTTTTTCCGTGGCTAGTAGAATTTTTTGAAAATAACACTTGACAAAAACGAATAATATAAGTATATTAAGAATATAAGAAATTGGGCGATTAGTTTAATGGTAAAACTCCGCTTTTACACAGCGGCTACGGCAGTTCGATTCTGTCATTGCCTACCATCTACAAGTTGAGTCAACTTCTGCATAAATATAAATAATGTAGGAGACTATGATGAACGTAAACGAAAAAGGTAATATAGGACTAATTGAAGTTATAAGAGACTTAACTAAAAAAGGTTATGAGTGTTTTACTCCATTACACGATTATAGTGCGGTTGATTTAATTGTTATGGATAAAAACTATAATGTTAAAAAATTACAGGTTAAATATAGACAAGTTGATAGTAGAATAAATTCTGTTGAAATACCATTTAGCACTGTTGTTAATGGTAAAAAAATTCCAATTGATTTATCTGCAATTGATGGATGGGCTGTTTATATACCAGATGTAGATTCTGTTTGTTATTTTAATAAAGAACAAATTAGAAATGTAAAGAATTTTAGAATTAGAAAAGAAGTAGGCAAGAATACAATAAATGTTGACAAATCAAGAGCACCGTTGTATAGTGAATTATTAGATGAGTCAATCATATGGTGAGGTGGCCGAGAGGCTTATGGCATGCGTTTGCTAAATGCACGTAGGGGAAACTCTACCGTGGGTTCGAATCCCACCCTCACCGCCATTTTTTAAGGGTATTAGATGAAAGTATTATTTCTTGTTGAAGATATGCAGTGTATCAAAATTTTAGAGAACTTTCCGCAAGTTAAAATCATAACTGAGCGTGAAATTGCTGCAGATAGCCCTTATGCAGATGCACATCTAAAAACAGGTTATAGTCAGTATATTGTAAGTCGTGCAAGTAATCTAGCGAAGATTTATAATTTTAAACGACCTCTTGCTATGGTACTTTACCAAGATCATCAAGCTGCAGTAAGTAAAATTCCACATGATACAAGCGTTCGTATTGTGCATCACCCTATTCCGCGTCGTTTAACTGATAGCCCTACTTATAAGTGTGATTATAATTACCTTACAAGCGATTTGACAGAAAATATTCTTCGTGATATCTTTGAGCCACCAGTGGTCACGTAGCACAACCGGACAGTGCAGCAGCCTTCTAAGCTGCAGGTTGATGGTTCGAATCCATCCGTGATCGCCAACCCTAAATATTTGAGCATGAAAATGAATGAGATAATCCTAGAAGCAGGTGGTCAGCCAATCTACTATTTTGCATACGGTATGCTAACCGATCCTGGTATTATGAGTGATGCTAAGTTTATTGGTCGTGGGCAACTACAAAACTATAAATTTGAATTTTATAAATTTGCTGATGTTGTAGAAACTGCTGGCTCGCATGTTGATGGTGTCCTATGGGAACTTCCAGATGAAGCTATGCTGCGCTATCTTGACCATATTGAAAGCTATCCAAACATGTATGGTCGTAAGATTGTCCCAATCTTTGTGAACGGTGAAAAGTATGAAGCATGGGTATATTATATGACCCCATCTACCCGTGAATGGGCAGGCAGAGACCGCCGTCCAAGCAATTCTTATGTTACAACGATTGTTAATGGTTATAAACATGCTGGAATTTCTTTAGACCAAATTTTTGCTGCATATCAAGAATTTGTTAAAAACCACGAAAATAGCCAATAAATATTTAATGATAAAGAAAAAAGTAAGTTTTGTAAGCGTTAATTTTCAACAAGGTCCGACTGAACTTAATGCCTATTATCTTCCTTACAGTGCAGGTATTTTATGGTCTTTTGCAGTTCAATTTCCAGAAGTCAACGATTACTGGCAATTGGGTGAATTTATTTGGCGTCGTGATAAAATTAGCGAAACAGCACTTCGTTTATCAACTCACGATGTAATTGGTTTTAGTACCTATACCTGGAATAAAAACTATAACTATGCATTAGCAAAAACTATCAAACAACTTAATCCAAATGTACTTATTGTTTTTGGTGGTCCTGAACCTCCTGTTTCTAAACCGGATATATTTAAATTTCATCCATATATTGATATAGTGGTGGTACAAGAAGGTGAGCAAGCATTTAAAGAAATATTAATATCAAAAGATTATCTTTCAATATCAGGATTACTCATTAATAATTTTGGAACCGCTATTCATACATCAAATAAACCACGAATTGAGTCATTAGATCAAATTCCTAGTCCATATCTTACTGGAGTATTTGATAAATTGATTGCAAATAATTTAGATGTCCAATGGAATGCAGTAATTGAGAGTAATCGTGGCTGTCCATATGCTTGCACTTTTTGTGATTGGGGAAGTTTAACTTATAGTAAAGTTAAAAAATTTGACCTTGAACGTGTATGCAATGAATTAGAATGGATAGGCAGACAAAGTATAGGATTTGTAAGCATAGCAGATGCTAACTTTGGTATATTTCCTGAACGAGATAATATTATAGCTGACAAACTTATTGATATACAACATCGTTATGGATGGCCAAAAAGTTATACTATCAGTTGGGCTAAAAATCAAAAAAAAGAAGTATTAGATATAGTTAAACGATTAGTAAACAATGGCGCGCGGCAAGGACTTACTGTTAGCGTTCAAAGTCTTAATAATAATGTTTTAGAAAATATTAAACGAAAAAATATGGCAATCAATCAGATAGACGATATATTTTCAAGTTGTGACCGTGACAATGTTCCAGTCATTACTGAATTAATCTTAGGATTGCCTGGTGAGTCACTTCAATCATGGAAAGAAAATTATTATAAACTTTTTAGGGCTAATAATCACACTGGTATCACTACTTATAGTGCACAACTTATAGAAAACGCTGAAATGAATCTTGTACAAAAAGCAGAATATAATATTGAAACCGCATTGGTAAAAGATTATTTTTGGGGAGCATATGATAGTGGAGAACTAAACGAAAATGTAGAAATAGTTAAAGCAACAAAAGATATGCCGTATGATGATATGATTGCCGCACTTTTATTTACTTGGTTTATAACTACCTTTCATATCAATGGCATGACAAATTGGTTAAGCAGATTTGCATACAAGAGAGGTGTAGATTATTCTGTATTCTATAGCGATCTTCAAAGTTATTTACGTAATAATATATGGTTTGTTACAGAAGAAAAAGAAATTGAACGTCATTATCGAACATGGTATAGTAATGGACGCGTGGATCATCCCCCATTGAACAATATCGAGATATACGGTATGAATCTTAGTCAAAAAACTAGTATAAGCATACACACCGATAAACTTCATATATTTTTGTTTGATTTAATTGAATCGTGGTACAGAGAAAGATTTCCTGAACATATTGAATACTGCGGTAGTTTATTTTTACTACAGCGTTATTATTTTGTAAGGCATGACATTTTATCTTTATATCCATTAACTGCAGAACTTGAGCATAATATTATAGGTTATATACAAGAAGATAAAGAATTAGAGAATAAAATTACGTATACCTTTGTATTTCCAGACGATCCTAAAATGAATCTTGCCAGTTTTTGCGAAAATCTATGGTTTGGACGCCGTAGGAATTTTGGTAAAGCATTGGTTAATTATCATTAAA